ACAGTAAAAATGTATAGCGACTTAAAACGTCTTTGCTATATCGCCTAATAGCATAACCCACCAAAATGGTAGACTACGCGCGCGGTCGTCTGGGCGCGCGTCGTTTGCCCTCGCGCAAAAAGTTTGACGCGACTTGAAACAGAATCGCCTAAACCGCCTATAACTTAATCTTGGCCAATACCGATCTGCGGTCGATCTGCGGTCGATCTGCGGTCGATCTGCGGTCGATCGGCATATATCTGTTTACATAAACACGTTAACCTTAACTGTTTATGTAAACGCGTAGACATTGAGCAGTAGACATTCAGGGCGGGGGAGCTGGGCCTTGGGCTCTCCGTTAAGAAATACGCAGGGACTGCACAAAATTTTTATTTTTTACTGCTGTAATGTAAACAAGTTTTAAATTTTATTTTTTCGTGCTATAACAAACCATGTTTCACTCACTACCATACGAGCCACGCCAGATCGCCGCGACGGAAGCGGTGCTGGAGCGCATCTACGAGGCGGCTCGTAAGGGCCTGCGCGGCGACTCCATGGCGCTGGCGGCCGGGCTGACGCCGCATGAATACCGGACGCTTGTGCAACTCGACCCGATTGCGGAGTATGCCGAGACGAAGGGGCGCGCTGACGGAGAGGCGGAACTGGCCGACGTGATGATGAAGGCTGCAAAGAGCGGCGACACCAAAGCGGCCATGGACATGCTGAAGTTCGCGCACAAATGGACTGCGCCGCAATCGGTGCAGGTTGAGGTCAACCAGACCATATCTATCACGGCGGCGCTGGAAGAGGCCAAGCAGCGCGTCATTGAAGGGCTAATCATAGATGCAAGCGCCGATCTTCTCAGCGACGGACGAGCAGAGGTTGATGGCGACGCTATGGGCGTCGCAGGTGAAGGACGACCCGCTGACGTTCGTGAGGCTGGCGTTTCCGTGGGGTAAGGCCGGCACGCCGCTGGAAGGCCACAGCGGCCCGCGCAAATGGCAGCGCGAGGTGCTGATCGAGCTGCGGGACCACATCAAGGCCAACGGCGGGCGCGTAGACTTCCAGACATTCAGGATGGCCACCAGCTCAGGGCGCGGTATCGGTAAGTCTGCCCTCGTCTCGTGGTTGGTGATCTGGATGCTGACGACCCGGATCGGGTCGACAACCATCGTGTCGGCCAACTCGGAAGCGCAGCTCCGCAGCGTCACATGGGCGGAGATTACCAAGTGGCTAAGCATGGCCCTGCACAGCCACTGGTTCGAGGTAAGCGCGACCCGGGTGCTACCCGCCAAGTGGATCGCCGAACTCGTGGAGCGCGATCTGAAGCTCGGCACGCGCTACTGGGGCGTCGAGGGGCGGCTGTGGTCAGCAGAGAATCCTGACGCCTACGCGGGCGTGCATAACTTCGCGGGCGTCATGCTCGTGTTCGACGAAGCGAGTGGTATTGACGATGCGATCTGGTCTGTTGCTGCCGGTTTCTTTACGGAAAATACTCCTAATCGCTTTTGGCTTGCTTTCAGCAACCCCCGGCGCAACTCAGGATATTTCTACGAGTGCTTCAACTCCAAGCGAGAGTTCTGGCGAACCAAGACTGTTGACGCCCGAAGCGTGGAGGGAACTGACAAGGCCGTTTATCAGCAGATTATCGATGAATACGGCCCTGACAGCAGCGCAGCCCACGTCGAGGTCTACGGAGAGTTCCCCAACGCCTCAGACGATCAGTTCATTGGATCCATGCTCGCTGAAGAAGCCATGGCAAGAGCGCCGTCAAAGGATCCGTCCGCGCCGATTGTGGTGGGGGTGGACCCGGCGCGGTTCGGGGCGGATGCGACGGTTATCGCGGTAAGGCAGGGACGCGACATCATCGCGATCCGGCGATACCGGGGCGACGACACCATGGAGGTGGTGGGGCGGGTCATCGACGTGATCGAGGAGTTCCGGCCGCAGCTCGTGGTTATCGACGAGGGCGGGCTGGGCGCGGGCGTCGTCGACCGTCTGAAGGAGCAGCGCTACAAGGTGCGCGGGGTGAACTTTGGCCAGAAGTCCGTCAAACCGTTGATGTATGGCAACAAGCGGGCTGAGATGTGGGGCGCGATGAAGGAGTGGCTGAAGACGGCCAGCATCCCGAAGGACCGTTTCCTGAAGTCCGACCTGACCGGGCCGATGATGAAGCCGGACAGCAAGGGCACGATCTTTCTGGAGAGCAAGAAGGACATGAAGGCTCGCGGGCTGGCGTCACCCGACGCGGCCGATGCTATCGCCATAACATTCGCCTATCCCGTGGCGCACCGCGAGGCGCGGCCGATGGACAACAGACGCCGGGTCGGCTATGGTGGGGCGATTTCCTCCGGTTGGATGGCCTCTTGATGGCTAAAAAATCTGTTTCCTTATCTGTTGGCCGTGGTGAGAAGCTGTCCACCAAGGCGGGCGCTGGCCTGACCGCGAAGGGTCGGGCCAAATACAACGCGGCGACGGGGAGCAAGCTGAAGGCTCCAGCGCCCAACCCCAAGACTGAGGCTGACAAGGGCCGGAAGGCCAGCTTCTGCGCGCGGATGGGCGGCGTTGTCGCCAAGTCGAAGAACGCAGAGCGGGCCAAGGCGTCAATGCGGAGATGGAACTGTGGCAAGTAAACCGGGGCTCTACGCCAACATCCACGCCAAACGCGCGCGCATCAAAGCCGGCTCGGGCGAGAAGATGCGCAAACCGGGCGCAGAGGGCGCGCCGACGGCCAAGGCGTTCAAACAGTCAGCCAAAACGAGGAAGAAGTAATGCCGCTCGTGAAGTCTACCAGCAAAGAAGCCTTCCGTAAGAACGTAAAGGCTGAGATGAAGGCTGGAAAGCCGCAGAAACAGGCAGTTGCGATTGCCTACTCGACCAAACGTGCGGCGGCGAAAAAAGGTAAATCCAGTGGCTGCAAGTGATGTCAGGGACGCCGGTAAGGTAGCCAGCGCCGACGAGGGCGACGAGCGCCTGTCGACCATGCGGCATCGCTTCACAGTGGCGATGTCCGCCTACAGCGACACCCGCGAGGACGAGCTGGACGATCTGCGTTTTATGGCGGGCTCGCCGGACAACCAGTGGCAATGGCCGGCGGACGTGCTGGCGACACGCGGCGCGGTGCAGGGACAGACGATCAATGCGCGGCCGTGCCTGACGATCAACAAGCTGCCGCAGCACGTCCGGCTCGTGACCAACGAGCAGCGGCAGAACCGGCCGCAGGGTAAGGTCATACCGGCCGACGAGAACGCCGACCCGGCGGTGGCCGAGGTGTTCGACGGTATTATCAAGCATATTGAGTATCTGTCCGACGCGGACGTGGCGTATGACACGGCCTGCGACAATCAGGTCACATACGGCGAGGGCTATATCCGCCTGATAACGGAATATTGCCGCGAGAATTCGTTCGATCAGGACATCAAAATTATCCGGGTCAGAAACAGTTTCAGCGTCTACATGGACCCGATGATTCAGGACCCGTGCGGGTCGGACGCGGAGTGGTGCTTCATCACGGAAGACATCGCCAAGTCGGAATATGAGCGGCTATACCCGGACGCGACGCCGATCTCGACGATGATGGCGCAGGGCGTCGGCGACCAGTCGCTGAGCATGTGGCTGTCGCAGGAGACCATCCGCATCGCGGAGTATTTCTACGTCGAGCATAAAAAGGCGACGCTGAACCTCTACCCGGACAACATCACGGCATTCGAGGGCACGCCGGAGGACAAGCGGCTAAAGTCAGCTTACGGCAAGCCGCTGCGCAGCCGGCAGAGCGACCGTCGGCAGGTGAAATGGGTCAAGACCAACGGCTATGAGATCCTTGAAGAGCGGGATTGGGCGGGCAAATGGATCCCGGTCGTCCGCGTCATCGGTAACGAGTTCGAGGTCGACGGCCAGCTCTACATCTCCGGTCTGGTGCGCAACGCGAAAGACGCGCAGCGCATGTATAACTACTGGGTCAGTCAGGAAGCGGAGATGCTCGCGCTGGCCCCGAAAGCGCCTTTCATTGGCTACGGCGGCCAGTTTGAAGGCTATGAAATGCAGTGGAAGACGGCCAATACGAATAACTGGCCGTATCTGGAGGTCAACCCGGATGTTACTGATGGAGCTGGAAGCCCTCTGCCGTTGCCCGAGCGCGCTCAGCCGCCTCTGGCGCAAACCGGCCTCATACAAGCGAAAATGGGTGCTGGCGAAGACATTAAGTCGACAACGGGTCAATACGACAGTTCAATTGGTGCGACCAGTAACGAAAGAACGGGTCGTGCTATATTGGCACGCGAGCGGCAGGGCGACACGTCAACCTTCCATTACGTAGACAATATGAGCCGCGCGGTGCGCTACATCACGCGGCAGATGGTCGACCTTATCCCGAAGATCTACGACACACAGCGCGTCGCGCGGATCGTGGGCATCGACGGCGAAGTCGGGATGGTCAAGATCAATCCAAGCCAGCCAGAGCCGGTGCGGATTATCAAAGATCCGATTACGGGCGAGACCATTGACAAGATATACAACCCGAATGTCGGTCTGTATGATGTCATGGTCACGACCGGTCCGAGCTACATGACCAAGCGGCAGGAGTCCATGGACGCGATGGCGACCATTCTCCAATCTAACCCGCAGCTTTGGTCGGTCGCGGGCGATCTGTTCATCAAGAATATGGATTGGCCGGGAGCGCAGGAGATGGCGGCGCGCTTCGCCAAGATCCTCGATCCGAAGGTGCTGGAAGGCTCTGACGAGTCGCCTGAAGCGCAGATGATGCGCGCCCAGATGAACGACATGGCTAACCAGATGGAGCAGACTACGGCGATGATCGCGCAGCTCCAGCAGTCCTATGACATGCAAAAACTGGCGATTGACGAGCAAAATAGCCAGATCAAGGCTTACGAAGCCGAGACGAAGCGGATTCAGGTCACGCAGCCGGCCATGACGCCCGAGCAGATCCAAGATATTATTCAAGGCACTGTAGCTGCGGCGCTGGACATGGGCGACATCGTGCCGTCTATGCCGCAACAGCAAATCTTACCGGGGTTTGAGCAATGAGCTGCGCTGATTTCATAGGCCAACTGTTTCTGGCGCGGGATGTCACCCATTCTGTCCATCTGAACACGCGATCTTACGCCAAGCACAAGGCTTTGGGCGGCTTTTACCCCAAAATCATAGATTTAGCCGATGATTTGGTGGAAACCTATCAAGGCCGACACGGTCTGATTGGACCTATTACGCTACATTCAGCCGAGAAAACAGGAAATGTCGTTGAATTTCTTGAAGATTCGCTGAAAAAGATCGAAAAAGGCCGCGAAGAGTTCGGCGACGACACGGCCATTCAGAACATTGTCGACGAGATAGTTGGCTTGTATCTGAAAACACTGTATAAATTGAAATTCTTGGCGTGAGGCTGAAATGGGCTTGAAATCAACCACTGTTTGCTTGGGCTACCAGCAGATCACTTCGCTTAGCGCGGCTGCTGGTTTGACGCCTCCGCAGGGCGCTACGATGGCGCTCATTGTTTCTGAAACGCAGGGCGTTCGCTGGCGCGACGACGGCACAAACCCGACCGCTTCGGTGGGTATGCCCATCGCGGCGGGAGCTTACCTGAATTACGACGGTGATCTTAACCGCGTTAAATTCATCGAACAGACGGCTAGCGCTAAGCTGAATGTGAGCTATTACGCATGATTCGCATCCAGACCATAGGTGTGAGCGATGTGCGCATCCAGCCGCGTCCTAACACCTATGACGCTGGCGACGGCGTTACGGTCTACGAAAATTCAGCTAGCACTCCAGCCCCGGTCGTTTCTAATGGTATACTGCTCGAAGATCTAGTCTATTTTCTAATGATGGAAGACAACACCAGCTATCTGCTGCAAGAGGCTTAAAATGGCGAATACCTCTATCTCTAACCTCTCAGCAGGCGCAGCGGTATCCGCTACGGACTTAGTGCCCAATGTTCAGACGATTGGCGCAGGGCCGGTAAAGACAACTGCGGCTCAGCTTAAGACGTTCATGTCGGCATCCCCTACATTTACCGGCACCGTTAATGGCGTTGATCTTACGCTTAGCGGCACACTTACCACCGGAACTTGGGCATCTTCAGGTTTTACGCTTTCGTCTAGCGGCATTATAACTGAATCCACTACGACGCGCACTTTAAGTGCGAGCGACAATGGTAAAGTTATTTACTGCACGAGCGGATCGGCGGTTACAATCAACTGCGCGGCGGGACTTGGGGCCGGATTTTCTGTGACTATCATTCAAGGCGGTGCGGGTAAAGTAACTGTCGCGGCTAACGGTCAGACTCTGGTTTCTTATTCCAGTCTATTCAGCACAGTGGGCCAGTATGCGGTCATCTCGTTGATCGCTCCGGTTGCCAACACGTTTGTGGCGGCTGGCAATCTTGGCGTCTAATAGGGGCATACAATGGCCGACATAAAAATTTCTCAGCTTCCTGCGGCTACTACTCCGTTAACCGGCGCTGAGATATTCCCGTTAGTGCAGAGTTCTGTGACGGTAAATGCGTCGCTCAATAACATCTCTGCGGCCATTCTAAATAGCGACGCCAATTTCACCGCCGCCGGGTCCGGCGCGGTGCCAAGAACTATCCAAAGCAAACTGCGGGATATGGTCAGCGTCTATGATTTTGGCGCTGTTGGCGATGGTGTGACAGACGATTCGGCCGCCATTCAGGCCGCCGCCGATGCGCTTCAAGCGGCCAACGGGGGGACGCTTGTTGTTCCCCCCGGAAATTATTATTTGGCGGCAAACACCGTAACAATTCCCAAGTATGTCGAAATTCAAGCTGACGCTGCGGCCATATTCATTCAAAGCGTCGCCGCTACAGGCACCGCGCTTATTATTGAAGGCCGTTCGTTTACAGAAACGTTACGTCGCCCTCGCGTTCACATATTGCCGTCTATACAAAAGGGCGCTGCGAGCGGTCAGCCTGCTTGGAATGTAGGAACGGATACGAGCTCTATCGGGTTGCATATTAAAGGATGCAGCGACGACACTTTTTTTGTGCGCGCGGTAGCGTATTTTTATAACGGCATTCTTATGGACGCCAATTATGCCAGTCTTAATACGCTATGTGTTAACAACACCATAAATTTAGGCAACGTTCGTAACTGCAAAAAAGGTATATTGCTCCAGAACGGTGCTAACAGTAATACTTTTATCCAAGGCACCATAAATGTTGATAACGCATGGATTAATACCGGGACTACATATATTACATTAAAAGGCGCTGAATCTAATATTAATACGTTTGTAGGAACAAACGTAGAGGGCTTTAACAACGTAAATCTTAAAGCGCTTGAAGTAGAAAGTCTTTCTAACACTTTTATTAGCTTACGTCAGGAAGGTCTTACTGCGGGCGCGCTGAATTTTACGTCAACATCGAACAGCAATTTTTTAATCGGTGGTTCAGCCCGCGCGTCAAGCGTCTCAAACGGTTGGTACGACACCGTCGTATCGGATTCGGGGTTTGGTAACGTCATTCAATGGTCGGGCATTTACGGCGGAAAGTTTGTCTCGATTGACAATAGTTCAGGCGTCGACCGACAAGGTATTGGTTTTTCTAGCGGGCTTGCGTATCCTTCTGCTTGGATCTCGGCTTTTGGAGCGGGCCGTCTTTGGCTAAAAGGCACGACGGCTTCGCCTCTTGCGGGGACGCGGTATCAAGGATCTATGCACCAAGAGACACTAGTTATTACTAGCGGCACTAATTGGTTGAACAGACAAGCCAATTTTATTATCGCCAATTATGCTGCGCCTGCAACTATATCTGTTCTCACTAATGTTGGGTCTGGCTCCGGCATAAACTCGTCGGTTTCTGTCATGGACATTAACGGAAATATCACGTTGGCCCATACTGCATCGCCCGCTCCTCTAGCGGGTCGATTTGTCCTAAAAGGTGGCGTTAACTTATTGCTGACAGCTAATCAGCCTGTTCAGTTTATGTCTTACGACGGGAACTGGTATCAGCTATGATAACTCCATCTTACGCAGTTACCGCCACCGAACGCGTCTTACCAAAAGTGACGCTGGATTTCACATCTGGCGTCCTTGATTCGCGCATTACTATAACTCGCGCTTTGAACACCGCAACCGCTGTCAACAGTAGCGGGTATGTTGCTGTCGTAAACGCAGATCTGCCTCGTTTCGATTACAATCCGACTACTTTGGCTTGTAGAGGTTTGCTTATCGAAGAAACACGCACAAATCTAGCGTTACAGTCACAGACTTTTAACAATGCTTCGTGGGCTAAGACTCTTTCTTCTATATCTGCTGATTCGGCTAATGGTCCTGATAACACGTTAACGGCGGATAAATTCATACCTGATAATAACGCTACGCTTACCTCTACAAACATATTTCAAACTTTTACTAAAGCCGCCTCCGCCACAACATATACATGGTCAGTTTTTGGTAAAGCCGATGGTTTTGATCGTATCTTTTTACGATGCCAAGATAGCGGTGGCTCCGTGAACAGTTCCACCGTCGGTGTTAATGTCTCTACAGGTGCAATCACGGCCGCCGCTTCTGCTTTAGGAACGTTTACAAGTCCATCTGCAAGAGTAGACGCATACGCAAATGGATTTTTTCGTGTTCAGTTGACATTTACGAGTAGCACCGATACTTCTTTACGCGCTATTGTTATCGGTTCAGACACTACCGCCACAAAAGGCGACGGCGTTAAAGGCGTTCTTCTTTACGGGGCCCAGCTTGAGGTCGGAGCATTTCCTACCAGTTATATAATTACGACCACGACAAGCGTGGCCCGGAACGCCGACGTTGCCGTTATGACGGGGGCAAACTTCAGTAATTGGTATGTTAGCGGTCAGGGTTCTTTCTTTTCATCTCTTACGCCAAAATCGGCGGCAGGGGTTAAACCTATACTTCAGGCCGATGATGGAACGGCTGACAATCTCATATCTCTACGCGGAAATGTGGCTGATCCAGAGCTATACATTTTGAGCGGTGGCGCAATTCAAGCACAAATTGACGCGGGGACAATTGTAGCCAATACCGCGTATAAGCTGGTTGGCGCGTGGAACACGAATAGTTGCGCGGCAGCCAAAGATGGCGGAGCCGCAGGAACGGACGCCTCTGCGACTATCCCTACTCCTAATCAGCTAAGAATAGGGAGCGATGGAACAAATTACGCTAACGCATGGTTGGCTAACATACAGTATTGGCCCCAGCGGTTAACGGATGGAACGGTTCAAGCGTTCAGTAAATGAATTTGACTGTGCAGCGTAAAACATTGTATAGTCTTAACAACCGACTAGCCGGATAGCTAGGTAGGAGACTAAATGTCTAACGAAGAACAGGCTGTAGCGGAGATCAGCCCCGCGCCGGAACCGGAAGCCACGGCAGCACCGGACCCCGCTGTAGAATCGCCGGAGGAACAGCAGCCTACAAAATCGTTCACTCAGGAAGAGCTGGACGCCATTGTAAGCAAGCGCCTTGCAAGAGAACAGCGGAAATGGGAACGTGAGCAGGCCCAGCGGCTTGCGG